TCAGGTTTTAATTTTGCTTTCTTTAATTGTTCTTTATATAGCTCAATTTGATTTTCATAATAGTCGTATTCTATTTGGCCATTTTCGTATTGCTCCTCTAGCTTATCTATTTTACTTTGTATTTCATCAACCCCCGATTTAAGTGCTGATGAAGATTTTGATTCAGAAGATTTGCTGCTTATATCGCCTAGGCTTATGTTGTTTTTCCCTTTGAATTCGCCTTTAGTTGCTAACTCTTTAAGGGCGTTCGTAAACTCTCCCTTGTCAAAGCTTTTGTTGTAGTCTCTAATAAAGTCAAAAGTATCTTTACCTGTGGTTAGATTTATTTTTAATCCGTAATTCTGAAATACTTTTCTTAAAATGTCGCGTAATTTTGTAAATAGAGTTTCATTATAAACTAAATCGCCACTTGCTATTGCTTCAGACAAATAGTTAAGCGTTTCTTCAAACGAATCTGCCTCTGCCTTTGCTTTTCGGGCATTATAATCTTCGTCAATTTTAGCAAGCCCTTCGGCGGTAAGTTTGGACACTTTGTACCTCTTTAGCATGCTGTCCACAAAAACTTTCTTGTCCGCTTCAATTTCTTTAATTTTTCCCGCTAGGTTTGCGTTTTCTTGCGAAACACGTTTGCCAAAATCAGATTCAGCAATTTTATCTTTTCCGTAATAAGATTCTAAGAAAGAAAATAAATCTTTACCGACCTTTGTCATAATAGTGGGATCATTCTGTATTGCAGTATACAATACCCTATGTAAAAGTTCGTGTCTACCCGTTGTAGATATACCGTCATCTAGATTTAATTCGCTATTTATAAGCAATGTAAGTTTACCTGTCTTCTTCGACTTATAAAAAGTGCCATAATTATTGCTAGTTTGGTTTTTAATTTGTTCGGAATTATAGCCGTCTTCTTTTAGTATAGTTCTGTACTCATCAGGGTCCGCTAATTTAACTATTGTATCGTCTCCAAATAATTTGCTAACAGCTCCTTTGGTTTTTTCAAAGTCTTTTGCAATATCTAAAGAAATTTTTTCAATGGCCAAGTCCTCGTTTATAAATCTCAGTCTCTCAGTTGCCTCTTCTTTTTCTAGCTCGTTCATTCCTTGAAGCTTCGACTTTATATCCTTAGCTTCCACAAGCATGTTATATATCTTGCCAGTAGACTCTTTGCTGTATTCTTTGCTAATACCATCAATCATTTTTATGTTACCATGTATAACAGATAACTCATCCATTTTAGTCTTATATTCTTTCTGTAGAATATCTATAGATTCTGCTTTAACTTGTTCGGTAGCATTACTGTTCAGTATTTTGCCGGCTTTTTCCTGTATGTCTACACTACTTTTATTTAGCTCTAGTATATCATTGTAAGTTGATTTAGGCATACCGTGCACTCTATTTACTATCTTATTAGTAAGATTAGAATTTTCCTCAGTTAACTGTTGAGCCTTACTCTGGTATGCTGATAATACAGCTGGCGTTATTCCAGGAGTATTCATTTTTACCATTAGTCTAGCTATTTCGGAACCATTATTCTTTATAATAGATTGCTCTGAAGTAGGCATGAATGGTTTAATAGCAGCTCCTGCAATATGTGGCGCTGATAACATTAAAGCTGTCAGTACTGTTGTATCTTTAAGTACATCTCCTACGTTATCAAGTAGACCTACATTTTTTCCTAATAAGAATTTATCAATGGAGTTTTGAGCTAAGTTAGTAAATTGCTCGGACATGTTCTCATTAAGCATGTCAACTGATCTACCCCCAAACCAAGAAGCTAATGTTTCTTTTTTGAGAGTATTCATAAAAGCTTGCTTTCCTTCTTCTTTACCTAGTGCTTGTAGTGGTCTAATTGCCCCTTTGAACATATTAGTGGTTACGTTCTCCCCAACACCTTCAGCATATCCAAAAAGCAATGACGCTGATACCATTTGAATAGGATTATAGTCTGTTTCCCCTCTATTGTTACTTCCTGCAAGTTCAAGATACTTCCCACCAGCAGAACTAGACGCTATCAATTTCGCCGCTGTTGTTTCCAACTTAAGAGCCGGAACAATCACAGCTCCTGCTTTAGTTGTAGCAAACTTACTTAACCACTTTGCAGAGTTAGATAATGCGCCTTTAACAATTTCGGATCCCCCTTTTTTAACTACATTTAACGCAACCGCCTCAGCTATAGCCCCTGCTTTAAGCGCTGCATTACCTGTACCTCCTGTTAATGCCATCAAAACAAAGTTTGGTATTTGAGAAGCTATAAGATCCCACGCATACTCCCCAAAAGTTTCTACATTTTCAACTTTACGTTTTCTACCATAAAAGTTTTCATGCATTTCATCTCTTCTTGCTTTGAATCCTAACACCGCTTTTGTTGTATCAGATAAAAAGTCCATTTCATCTTCACCTTGCAACATACTAACGGCTTTTCTAGGAGCCCAGGTAGCTACATCTGTAACCATATTAGCTACTCCAATAAGTCCCTCAACAAATCCCTCTACCGCAGGTACTATTTTAGTAAATTCCCAACCAATACCATAGTGTCTTTTTGCTAAGTCAAATTCTTCATTAGCCGTTCCTAATTTCTTAGCTGATTTATCGTAGGCTTCTAAATTTGAAGTATATCCAGCGTATGATATATTAGCAAACTTCTTTAAATCGTTTAGATTTTTTATTTTTATATTAAAAGCATCAACCTGATCTTGTGTTTCAAACTTTGGGTTTTCACCGTATGATTTAAGTTCCGCTTGTATTTTGTCAATTTTGTTAGCGTAATCAGTAAGATCATTATTAAGCATGCTATTGATTGCGGCTTTCTTTTTGAATTCCGGAGTTTCTATAGCAATTACTTTTTCGCTGCGACTTTCAAGTAAATCTTGTTTGCTCCCGCTTATGTCTTTTAAGTACTGTTCTGTTTTTTTATTAGCTAACGCTGCATATTGTCTATGCCCATATTTTCTTTCAGACAAAGAACTTATTTGGGTTTCCGTTAGCTTTTCCCCTTTTTGTTTAGCTTCTTTCAAAACTTGTTCACGTTCACTAGCAAATGGAATATATGCTTTATCTCCATCACCTTCCCAAGCATTCTCAAAAGCAGCTCCAACAGATGTCCAACTATCATCTTCTCTTTTCTCACCTACGGTCTTAAATGACTTTTCTCTTAATGTATTGATTTTCACCTCGTCTACATCAGCTTGCGTTATAATTCTATTATTATTGTATTCTTTGTAAGCTTTGTCTTCTTCAGCCGTTATTGCAGCTAATTCCGCTTTTGGGAGCCTAGACTCTTTCTCTAGCTTTACTTTTAAAGCTATTTTTTCCGGAGAGTAATATGTGCCTAATCCTTTTTCTTTTCTTTTCTTTGTATTCATGGCTATGTCATTAGCCACCTTTTCTTCTGGGGTTAACCCCGATTTATTGTTTTTCGATTCCAAAGAAGAATTTACCGATTTGGACACCGTACTTTCTGTTTTGACTGCTCCTGGTTGTAATGGGATCGGTGCTACATCTGCAGACTTTGTTGTTGCACCTTTTTGCTTTCCCTCACTAGTAACTTCTATTTCTTTAGAACCATTACCCATTTTTGATGATAAAAAATGTTCGGTATCTGTGTCTTCTACATTTAAGTAACTCCCGTCTGATAATTTATATATTTTTGGCATACTATGTAATTAAATTTTATTGTTTTTTATACGTTTTAGCATCAACAGGTTCGCTGGTAACAATATTTCCGCTACTATCAAATCCAAACTCTGTCATTGTACCATTGGCATTTTTTACTACAGAAGTTCTAACAACACCATTATCGCTGCTACTATTAGTCGAGGAGCCTTTGCCTTTGCCATCTGCAATAGCTTTACTCCTTGCAACAGCTTTGTTAATTGAAGCTTGATCTTTTCTGCTCTTCTCAGCTATTCCTTCATTAGCTACATCATTCCTAGCCTTAACTAGTCTGTCTATTACCTTAGATCTTATAATATTTATTTCACCTTCAGCCCCTTTATTTGCATCCCAAATGTTCCCTATGTCCTTCATGCCAAGCTCTGATTCAAAGTCATACACAATAGACTTAAGAGCATTAGGGTTTTGTAATTGCTCTTCTAGCTGCATACGGTACATATCATTATCCGTTTTAGTTAATGCCGTACCTGATTTGTATATGGACTCATTGCTTTTTAGTATGCTGTTAGCTAACTCATAATCCTTATATATAGGAGCTTGGCTATCATTAAATGCTACTAACTTATTATCTATATTAAACCCTATGTTTCCACCTTCCGTTATTTGTAAAGGAGCATCATAACTAGCATCGCTTCTTTTATCCCCATCACCGTCATAAAAACCATACATAATCATAGATTCTCTATTCTTATCCGGGTCCATGCCTTTCGACAAAGAGTTATTTAGTTGATCACCGGCATAGTCCAATTTACTTTTCTTGTAAGATTTTAACTGTTCTGCTAAATTAGTAAAACTGTTATTCACACCATTCATAACATCGACATACTGAGCATACTCAGGAGATGATGCATCCTCTATTTTTGATATGTTTTTAGCAGCATCAGCATACTTAGATCTTTCTGCCATAAGAAAATTTCTCATTGCAGCAGTCTCTGAACCAGAAAAAGAACTAAAGTCCATTCCTGTTTTTAGTTTGCCCATGTAGTCGTTTACGGTGTTTTGGTACTGGTTGTTTTTCTTAACAGTAGAGGGAGTACCCGTAGCGCCTTCCCCCGTCATTAGTCCTTTGCCAACTATCTCCCCAATATCCATAAAAGCTTTGCTATCTCCTACCCGTTTAGCTCCTTGTATTAATATGTTATTTGCCATTATTGTATTTTATTTTTATTTACTAAACAAATGTCCCCCCAGGAATCATTGACATACCACCTTTTACTACTCCGGCAACGCCTCCAACTATAGCTTTAGTTGCATCTGCTCGGGCTTCATTAGCCGAAGCTAGTCGTTGCTGGGACATACCGAACATTGTATCAACTTTGTCTTTTTCGGCTGCTCTTGAATCGTATGCACCTTGGATTTCGTTAGTTTGTATCTGCCCCGCCATTTGTCTTTCAGCGGCTTGATTACCGGCCTCTTGTTGTCCAATAGAAACCGCGGCTCCTTGAGCATTTGTTGATTGTTGATTAGCTAAGGATTGAGCTAATGCTGCAATACCTGAGCCTCCAGCGGCCCCTTGCAATGAATCCATAGTATTAGCCATACCTTGATTTTGCTGTTCAGCAATAAAGTTAGCTTCCTTGGTATTTACAGTTAAGTCCTCGTAAACGTTTTCTTGGTTTTTATATAAGTTGGAAGTGTCTGCTCCCTCCATACGAGTTTTATTCCTATTAAACTCCCCCTGAGCGGCCTTTTGTTCTCTTTTTCTGGCTCCACTACCGATCATTCCTCCTGCTATAGAGGCTAGTCCTTGAACCGCACCCATAGCTGCTCCTATTGGTATCATAATTATATTGTTTTATAAGTTATTATCACGTATTATTTGCTACTTTCAACTACCTCACTACCAACTGTAAACAGCTCAGCTTCGGTTTCAGAGTTATTCATAAACTGCATTTCTGCATAGTACCCCTTTATTCCACTTGTGTTAACCTCTGCTGTCTTGCTAAACAATATAAAGCTAGTTATAGTTGGTCTTACTGCGGAAGGGTCTATATCTACAGTAATGGATTTTCCAAATACTGCGATTATAGTTCCTATTAATATAATGTCTATTCCATTTACATCATTTGTGTAGTAAGCTGTATCTCCAATCTGGACGGATACATTTAATGCTTTTGGGAAAGTTAATGTTATTGAATCCATATTAGTTATTTATTAGCCATAGGTTACACTCGCCAACGGCGTTTAATATTTGACTATGATCGCAATGGTCATCGACATAATATATAGCCACGTATTTATCTTCATTTCTATCTTTATATATTACATATCCATTAGCCCAAAACTCTATATTTGGGCTATCTAAATTATTGTACATAAATGTTGTTGCTTGTTTTATTTCAATCATAATTATTAAACGTTAGGTGTTGTAGTATCTGCGTTGTTTAATACGCCTATGCCTGTCGCTAGGTCATAGGTTAATGTTGCTAATCTCCATCCGGTAGTAGTATTTTCGCTCGTGCCATCTGGATATCCAGGAGAATAAGGGCCTGGTATTACTAAACTAACAGAGTCTATATTTAGTGTTTCCGTAGCTGTTGGGTTCTCCCATATAAATCCATTTTTTACAGGTGTTCCGCCCTTCCATAAGGTACAAGCGGCTTTAACAGGCTCTATTCCGGTAGTGTCAAACCAAAAACATCTAAAGTCTCCTACAATAACCTCCTCAGTCGGGTAAGCTGCTTTAAACTGGTTAATATCCATAAGAACAGATTCAAATCCTATTCCCGTGTTATCGAGTCCCCATGTCATAATTGGGGTTCCGGTTGTGGGCCAGGCAGAACTAACGGCCCATCCTAGCATGTCAGGCTGCGTTATTTGTCCAATATTAGGGCTTACTATTCTTGATCTTGTATCTAGGTCTGACCCGTCAATAAACTCATAAGTTACCATAACCCAGTCCGCATAAAATTGGAAGCTGCTTTCACCTAGCGTAAACTCAACAATAAGCGTGTTGGCTGTTGAATCAGTTATTTCAACAGTATAATTAGTGGAAGCTTCTAGTCCGGTTAGCTCTAGTGGACTAACCGCTGTAAGAACAGGGGGGGAGCCGCCTAATGTGTAGGTAAACGGGCCAGCGTTACCGGTAAAGTATATTGTAGCGGTACCATTGTTGCCTGCCTCATTGTCAGGATCTGTAGTAGTATAACTGTCTAATCCTAAAATTGATGGGGTATCAAACTGTACAATTTCTCCATATCCGGTACCTGCTACATTGGTAGCATAAGCTCTTACATAGTATGTTGTGAGGGACTCTATAGAGCTAATCTGGCTAACGTAATTAGCCGCACCGGTACCATCGTTTGTAGATCCTAATATACTTAAGAAATTATCAGTGCTCCACTCAACGCCTTTTGCCGTAATAGGGCCGTTATTATCAATAATGGTATTGCCACCGCTACTAGCCGACGCGCTTGTAATGTTTGTTATTCCTGTAGTTATTACTTCTGGCAACGTAGCTATATGAGCGTCTAGATCTAGCAAGCTTGTCCAGTCTAAGCTGCCTGCAAATTCTATATCGCTGTTAACAGTGACAGTTAAATCGTAGCTACTCACTAATGATAAAGAAGTAGAAAAGACACTAAAATTATAATTTGATTCCGGAGGAGCTACTACAGAAGGTATAGTCCAATCATTTACAGATGGCTGATTTACAATACCCATAGGGCTTGTAGAAGTAACGGTAAAGATGTTTGATGCCAATATACCAGAAGATAAAATACCCGGTGTATATGATGTACTTTGCAATGATGGAACACTAATAGCGGGATTAAAGCTAGTTACTCCAAAAGCTAAAGAAGACTGCACTAGTTGTACAACAAACCAAGTTGATGGTTGGCCTAAAATTGTGTCAAATGAGCTAGCTAAATCACCGGTCAATACGAACTCGTAGTAATCGTTATCTATAGTTGAAGGATATATTATTGCTATAGCTTCAATTCCCGTAACTCCAATAACACCCGTAAACGTGTTAATAGGTGTGCCTACTTTATCTGAGTATGTTAATGAATAATTTGCCCCTGGAATACCGTATAGAGTGCAGGTTCTACTTTCTCCCGTTGCTAAAATATTTGCTAAAGAGCAAGAATAACCCGTGATCTCAATAGAGGGGTTATATATTTCGTAAGCACAAGCATTAAGAGACCATACGTCCCCAGCTATATTTGCATTAGGAAAAGTATATCCTATAGTAAAATCAACCTCTATTAGATTACCACTAATATCAAAAACTTTATTTGATGATAATGTATAATTATTTGTATTCCCCAAAGTTAATGATAGAGTAGGATTTGTCGGAAAATAATATCCTGAATCTGCAATTATAGGAACTGTTAATACGTTTGTTGTTGTGTTAAAATTACCAGTGGCGCTGTATGAAGCTGGGTATGCACCTATGTTACATGATACACTATTTGAGATAGATCCACTTATGCTATACATAATTAGTTCAGCAAACCCATCTATGCAAAATGGAATTGAAACATTATCCTGAGGCATTATAAATGGGGAAATAAATGTTATAGTAGCATTAACGTTTAGTCCGTCTTGCGCGAATGTGATATTACTTATGTCTACCGGCAATGGCAATACTGCATTAAAGTTAGAAGCTATTATATTGTATCCAGCATTCGGAACTAATGCTACTAATACAGTTGGGTGCAATATACTTATATCTGCCCCTGTCGTCTCGTTAAAACTAGCTATACTGGCCGTGAAGTTATCTAATTCTGTTATCATGTATATTATATTATTTAGCAATTTGGGTTTACAAACACGGATACATTATATATTGTAGGAACGGTTTCTCCTGTTATTGAAGATGCCCTACCTATACCCTGAACATTAAATTCTTGGGTATCTACATTGTTATCGCAATTTGTATTAAAGAAAGTTTGCATACCTTTTATGTAATTGAACTTTTTACCTTCTTTATCAATGAATTCTTTCACTTTTCCCTCTTGCAAGTCAGTTACTATTGAATTTGTATACCAACCATTTTTTATTGAAACAGAAGTTGGTATTAAACTTTGTGCCTGTATTTCTGCAATTGAAAAGTTCCTAGTTCCATATCCAGCCACGTTGTACACATATTCTAAAGCATTAGACCCAGTGTAGTTGACAGTGCTAAAAGATTTTACGGTTACGGGATCATCATTAACTACCATGGTAAACGAGCTCTCATAATACTTTCCTAACAGAGCATCGGCTTGACCAATCCCATAGAAATTATTATGTAATATATTTAGGTTGTGTTCCCATATTTTCCCGTTCTTAAACGTGTAGTATGCACTATTCAAAGAAACGCCGGACTCAGGAATGTAGACTTTTCTACCTGTCCATCCATCAACTTCTTCTTTAAAAGATATTGTAGTTTTGGTAGTTGGCAGTGAATTTAAAAAAGTAGAACAATTGGAATCTTTGCTAGTTCTATCGAACTCGCCTACCCCAAGTACATTCTGCCAATAAGCGGTTAAGGAGCTTAAGGTAACGTTGTATTCCTTAGAATTCATGTCCCATGAACCAATTATATTTTTATTTAAAGTTAAGTTGTCATTAAAAAATGTATCTAATCCTTTGTCGGAAATCTCAGTGATGCCATCTTGTGATAACCTTATAACGGTTCCCCTAGCTTTATCAGTAAAGTATATTCTGTTACCAAATTTCGCAAAAGACTCCGGATTTGTTGATATTCCAAACTCGCCAGAGTATGCTATCGCCTGCCCAAGAACGTTGCTATTTGACGTAATATTAGCACTGCCGTCCGCGTTATATAAAGCGTCTTTCTTTGCTAATATTTGTAAACATTTATCTTCGCAGAGAGTGACCAAGTTTGTATCCTTTGAGTGCAACTTTTGTATTGATCCATATTCAGGTAACACTTCTTTTGTTATAGCCTCTGCTTGTATAAACTGGTTTAAGTTATTTATACCAGAAGTGGAATTAAATATTTGAGAAAATATTAATCCATTTGTTAAAGTTTCCTGTTTATATGGTTCCTCAAGAGTAGCGGATGCTTTTACTCCATTACCTAAAGTAGAGGCATTATAGTCATCCCTAATTCTATTTGACTCTACACCATTTCCAAAAGAATAACAATTAGACCAATCAAGTTTGTGTAAATTACCATGATCTGCTGCTTCGTAAGCTCCCGGCACTTCCCAATATATATTTAATTCAGTAGCTTCTTTTGGTTCTGTTTCAAATATAGCTGGGTTGTTTGTTGTGAAAGAGTCGTCCTCTGGATTTATCCCAATAAACTCCATTTCCGTAAACTGTGTAAGATTTGGGGTACTCCCAGTTAGTACAGTCCCCACCGGATTCCAAGTTAATCCTCCCCATGTGCCTTTTTGCTTGAAGCTTACTTTAAACCTAGCTATTTTGTTTTGATTGTCTTTGTATCGTGAGTTTGAGGGGCTACAGGCATAAGTCCTTTTATTTTCTCTAACCGTATTAGTTATTTCGTATATAGTCTGGTCTGGATCGTCAACAAATCTAAACAAAGATCCGTTTGAAGTCAGATTACTATAAAATTCGCTATAAGCAACTGGGTCAGGATTAAACGCATGTCCAGAATAAGCTATATTCATTATTCCAGGAGTATCGGTACCATTTTTAAATCCCGCACAATCTGTAGCACAATAATCAATAAACCACCTAGCTTTTTGTCCCTGGGCATCGGGTTGATCCCATGTCTGCCTCCAAAAACCACTAGAGCTATGACCCTCTCTTAAAAGATATAATGGGACAGCTGATTTTCTGAAGTAATTAGTATTACTTTCATTTGATGCAGCTATAATTTTTTGTGTTAGTACAGAATCTTTATTGACTTTTATAAAGAACCTGCCTGTAAATTCAGGTTTGTTCTGTGTATCTATGTATGCAACTTGTAATATTAGTCCGGGAACTGCATTACTAAACCCATAAGGCTCAGTCGATGTAAAATTCATATCTTCCCCGAAAATTTTAGCGGACGTTAGCCTATAAAAATCGGGTATAGGGGCAGACGTTGACGATATTTTGTACCATTCACTAAAATTACTCCCGTTACCAACCCTCATGACTAAACCGGAGGTGGAGGGAGCATTGTCGCCAAACTCTTCTTTGTATTCTGTCTGATCAACATCTAAGAAGATTGTTCCTGCTATTGGAAAACCAGAGTTTGAGAATTGCGTTGCCAACGTCCCCATATTAATGCGGGTTTCTTTAAGATAAAGCGGGGCTTCGTTCTCAATAGCTATGATTTTATATCTAGCTTGATCCGTTACTGGATTGCTATTGTCGTGTTCTTTTTTTAGGATTATAAACGTTTCTTCATCCACTTTGTTTCTTTCAGCAGATGGAAACGACATCCAAACGTTACCGTCTTCAGCATCATATACCCTATCTAAAGCTAAGTTATAATATTCTTTTGATGTTTCTTTTATAAAGTATTTAAAATTAGAGAATTGATCAGTTTGATTATAATAAGGCAAACTATTCTGTATTCTTATATCTATAGAGTTAGCGAACGCTGCTTGGGTTTTATTTAATGTTATGGAGGCCTCATTTGATGTAAATACAGGAGTTGTTCTGCCATATAAGTCCATGTAAGCAACCCCCACTTGATATGTTCTTATGGTTTTTATAGATGGCACCCCAGTAAAAGCATTATTATCATCAATTAGCATTACACTAGATGAAAAAGAGGCAGTTAAATCTACCTGCAAAGGTTGGTACACATTGTCAAGTAAATCAAAATTTTGGGTATAGTTTGCATATACTAGTCTATTTGCCGTAATTTCCTGAGCTTTAGCCCACCTTGGTAAGTTGTCGTATGGCCTTAACAATTGATTAGACTGTACAATTGAACTTATTATTTCTGTCTTTATATTAAAAGAATTAGCTGTCCATTCGCTATCGTTTGGTTTAAATGAATCAACCACATATACGCTATTGCTATTGGAATCTTTAAATAGTAAGTCCACTTCAACAACATCATCAGGTATATTATCAGGTATATAATTTGATAGTTTTAGCTGTCTAACGTTATTAACCATTCCTAGGTTATACCCCTGGCTAGGATTATAATTAAATTCTCCCGGTAAAAATACAGCGTTTGTAAAAGGAGAGAAGGCAGAAACTTCATTGTTCTTGTATTTCCACCGACTAGCAAACCTAGCAAATTTGAATTCAAAAAATGGAGTGTCTTGCTCTAGCGTTACATCATAAAAAGCGGGAGCTAGGGTTACTCCCGGAGTTAATCCCACAGACAATATATTAACCACTGCTCCTGTCTGATTATCTCCGCTCCCTATAACGGAGCGTACGATTACACGGATAACCGCATCAGTATCAAGTGGGTCATTTTCGCCATTGGTTAGCAATAGTATATCGCCAACACTATAATATGGCAAATTACCACTTATCCAATTTAAAGTTTTAGGAGGACTGTCTGGCCCAAGAGCTACTATATCCCCATTTGGATCTAAGTAAAAGAACGAACTTGTGGTATTTGTATCTACATTAGCAACTTCCCCGGAAGAATTTAGTCTGTCCGTTTTAAACGCAGTTATCGTTAAAGGTTGTATTGGGAATTTTTTTATTGAAGTAATGTCAGCCTCAATAAAATCCCTACCATATATTTGCGAATGGGTTGTAAAGTTATCCGTTGATGTAGTCCAATCCTCTATGTTTATTTTTTTTGGTTCAGTTTGATTATCTGTCCAAAGCAACATACCTTCTAAAACATTTATACCGGTTATCAAATAATCCTGGCTAAATTTCAAAATGTCTTGAGTGTCTACCAGTAACGGTGCTGTAATCTTTGTTGTAGTGTTATATGAAGCTATTACGCTAGCCGTATCTGACGAAATAAACCAATATATATATTCCGTAGTATTGTCGGCAATTGATCCAATACAGACCGCGTTTTGCAATGAAGATATATAGTCTGAACTCCACTCTGTAAATACTTGAGTAGAGGGATTATACGTTTTATTCTTTTTTTCTAAGTTACCCTTTATGTTCTGAAAAGTTCCGACTTGTGACGTCGCAGATGTAGCAACTTGTAAATTTAAAGCATCTCTATATTCACTGTTTGGAACAAGCCTTTCGTCAAGGTCTTTATTCATTTTTCCTCCAGTAAAATTGTGTATTAAATCTGCCATGTGTGTCTTTTAGTGTTTAATCCATTTGGATTGGTTTTTCATAAGTTGAGCCATTAGATTTGTTTTAAGGTTTGAAAGTCTAATTTTGGCATTCCTTTTTGCAGCGGTGAGTTCATGCTTGTATCTAGCTACAAGATACTCCTGAGTATTAGCTCTAGTTGCTAATATAGCGTGAGCTACATATTTATATATTGCATCAACTGCAAACTTGTGTACGGTCATATCAGCATCACTACCAATACCATCACTTATATATTTTAGAGTTACTATTCTACCTCTTATATCAGAGCTAAATCTAATTACTCCTTTTATTTTGTCTATGTAAAATGTACCGTTTGCTTGAGCCATTTCTGGATTTAACCCATATCTTCTGCCATAAGCGTACATTCCTATTAAATCAGGGTTATTACTATAATCCCACGCTCCATTTGGGGGCAACGGTGCGCTAGAAGCATTATTAGTTCTATCCCATCTCTTTAGCGTTTCAGATTCATTAGCTAATGGTACATTACCTACGTTGTCAAATGTATACTCGTAAGCCTCATCCTGCACGTAAGGCGATGGATTACTTGTTATGTCTGTTCTGTAAATAGGTCGTTCAATACCGCTTGGATCAGTCCATGATATTTTAGTATAATTGACATAATCTTGAGGTAATATCATATATAGCCCAGGAGGTATCTCAATTTCTATAGCTTTGTCCTGTGGTAAAATATCAAAACTAAATTCTTGGATTGCACGCATTGCATGAAATTGTACGTCTGTTCTTTTTATTTTAGATATTATTTTATCTTCACCAACGTACATTATCATAAAGTTATTTATAATGTCATTTATTGGTACGAATTGGTAATTACCATATTCCTCATCATTACTATTCCATACTCCGTCAGGACCTAAGTAATATTCCTCTTGCGTTTTATCTATTAGTGCCATTTATTAGGATTTTTCTTGTTGAGTGTCTTGCATTTCCATTCCATTCGCTATTTGATATAAACCAATATCTTTCATAAGTAGCCCAGCTAATTCAAGTATTTTGATAACTAAATCCGTTTCTTCAGACTCATGTAGCTGGAAGTCAGTAGATGACGTTGAATCATATAAAGCTTCCCCGTATACCATTTGGTATCCCCAAGAAACCTCAGTGGGCGTAGTTATATAATTACACGAAACACCCTCTGTTAAAGCTGCATTTCCATATACTTTATATCCATTTTCATTAGCTATGAAAACAGGTCTAGAATTAGATGGTTTGGTATAGGGTGATTGAGCTATATACAAGTATTCATTGTAATTTAACCGCTGTGCTTCTACAGGCGTTATTGTGGTAACTACAGTGTTTGGAACTGGGTATAATGATTTTGAAGTAGTAACGTTATCATATACTATTGTACCTAATCTATATAGGTTTGCAGGAGTGTTCCAATATGGATCAGAATAACTCATTGGGGCATTAGCCTCAAAGATATTAATTTTTTCATTAAGGATATTAAGCATGTCAGAAAATTCTGTACTGTTGCCAGGGAGCCTGCCAAATTGATTAATATCATAAAAATATTGCTCAAATATATCTAATTGAGCTTGATTAGCAAACAAATTAAACTCCTGTGGGGTAACATATCCCCTTTGTTCTTTGTTAAGTATTGCTAATACTCTTTGATAAACAGTATCTACGCTTACAGCCATAATTTATTTTTTTTTAATTTATAGTAAAAAGGCCACCCATAAGGCAGCCTAACTACTATAATGGGTATTCTTTAAAGTCTTTTTTGTATTGCTTTAAATACTTCCATTCCTTCATCAGTCTTAAAATAAGCTGATAATGCAGAATATGGGTGTTCGTCAAACGGAACAGTCATAAGTTTTCTTCCCCCAACCCCATAAGTAAATGTACGTTGGTCTCCAGATAAAGCTAATATTCCAGCCTCAACAGCCTTAATCCCGATGTTTCTTAATTGTGTGTTATCATCATTTGCTAATTGCATAAATTCTTCAGGGTAGTTTCTAGCGAATACCAGTAAATCTCTCTTCAGTTCTTTTGAAGATAATTTAGTAACTTTTGATCCCATTTCTACTCTTAGTATTCCTTCGGCCTCATCAATGTCCATGTTCTTCGCCATATTCAAAGCTTCTAGCTCAAATTCAATCCAATCTACTTGGTTTGTTGCAATAAATTCTGGCTGGTATTCTTTTACAACCCCCGATAAAACAGCTGGGTGGTATAATGATAACAGCTTTTGCAAAGCTACTTGTTCTTTAGGAACTCTAAGTGATCCATTTCTTAGAACAATTCTGCCTAATATTACTTGGCCTTCTTGTTCGTCAACAAATACTGATCTTTGATTAGTAGCATATCTTAATTCTCTTTGGTATCCTTTTTCCGGATCAAACCACAATAAAGCTTTTGTATTACTGTGCTTTGTTGGTAATGTGAAAATCAGGGGTTTTCTACCCGTGGTTAATTCATATAACCTATCTTTTATAACCCATTCGTCTTTTTTAGGAGCTTGTTTTACAGGTTCCTTTGGTGCGTCTGAGAATGTTGGTTGTACATCATATTGTACATATTCTTGTGCGCTTTCTGTAGCGACTTTTGTAGCTTGTTTTGCCATGATATAATATAATTAAAAAATTTATAAGAGTAATAAAAGGTAATAATTACCCCCGTAAATTCAACGAGGGTAACCACTACACTAAAAAGTAATACTAGGTTGCTTTGAACAATACAAAGTTGTTCGCTGCTTGAGTACACATAGTTCTTTCAGATAAGAAATGAACATTCATTTTATCAGAATCACTTGTGTAGTTTCCTCCAACAGAACCAGTAACCCAAGATTTTAGACGTCTGTCATCAGCTTCAGAAGCACGGTAACGGATGTGTAAGAATGGTCTTGAGATATTTTGTCCCAATGATTGATCATAAACTGTAGAAGTTCCAGCAGGAACTAACACTCCTTTAATGTCATTGATAAGTCCACGAGTTGTAGAATCATTCAAGTATTTCCAGTCAGTTTTGTAAAAATCATAGGCACCTCTACGGAATCCAGAGAATCCTAAGTTTAATGCCATATCTTCAGAGTTGTCAAATACACCGTAAGATGTACCACCAGCTCCATAAGAATTTTGAGCAGCAAGCATATTGTCAATAGAAAGTGAGGTAGCTCTATCCAAGAACAACATATTTTCTTCAATCGCTCCTTGTTTGTCCAATTCTGAAAGAATAGTATCAAATTCAGCAATACCAACACCTCCAGCAGCGCCAAAGTCAGGGTCGTTATAAACAAGTCCTCTTTCCTCTAGTGCAGAAAATAAACCTTGAGTTCCCTCAATGTTACCACCACCAGGATTTTGTCCAACGTTAGCTGTGATTGTTCCAGCTGCTTTTTCAGCTTCAACCATTGCCATTTCTAAGTAATCTTCAAAACGAATTCTAGCTTCGTGCTCTGATTTTAAATACCATAAGTAACCACCAGTACCAATCTCAGTAGTAACTTCTACCCATCCGATTTGAGCTACGTCAGAACCGTTAACAGTATACTTGTCTCTTAAGATAATTGGTTGATTGCTGTAAGGCGTAAAAGATGCATCAACTGAGTTTCCTGCAGCCTCAGATCCTTTTAAATACTCAGAACCATAAACGAACAAGCTAAGAGGTAATTCAGCGGTAGCCCCTTGCAAAGCTGCTGTGAAGTTACTATTCGCATTATCATAAACAGAGATGTTGTAAGTTTGAATTCCACCAGCTAAAGCCCCTACAGAGTTAACATAAGCTTTGTTTGTTGTATTGCCTAGTGCTACTACAAGAGTCATCCCAGCTCCTAGTAAAGGTGCTTTTCCGTCTGCTCCAGGAGAAGGTAATCCAAGTGTTTGTCCGTTTGCTCCACCAGGAGTGTTTGAAGTAGCAGTATCATAAGCGATATGCAATCTTCCTTGTTCTGACCATACTACTTGATCTGATGCCATTGGCATTTCAGCTCCAACCATACGCAAGAATCCAGCGATTGTACGGTTACCGTAACGCTCAATTTCTTTTTCGTACACCTCAGGTAAGAATTGTTGTGTCCAGTCCATATCTGCCAAAGACAAATAGTTGTCTCCAAATAAACCTTTTACAGGACGTGGAGTTAAATGTGATAAATTTGCCAAACTAGTTGGCGACGTTGCAAATGCCATAATTTTTTATTTTAAATGTTTTTAAATGTTTTAATCCTCAATTTCGAATCAGCTCCTCTTGTATCTACTGCTCGCACGGCCCATCCATTAACTTGTTTAACATCTTGATGTACGCCGCGAACGCCCATCTCAATATTCTTAGCTCTGGATGTGCTATCTTTTACAGCGTCGGCTTTACCTTGCTCATAAAAGTGTTGCGCTACAGCATCAGCATTCATTGCCGTAAACAAACCCTTGTGATAACCTTTAGCATCTGACATCTCATTTTTTTCGTTCAAGAACTTCTTGATAAAATTATTGATGTCGCTTTGGGTGTTTTTCACCTCAGGAGCATTTTTAACATTAAAACGATACTTTTTATCCCCCACGTTGAAATCAAAACCTTTGAAATCTTCTGAAAATACTTGATCTGTTTTTTGCAAAAATGTTTGTGTTTGTGTTTCGGCTATTTTAGTAGCTTCTTCATTCTCTTTATTATAACGGTTAAAAAACTCAACCGCTTTTTGTTGTTCAGGTGCTAATTTAGAACCGGACTTAATCTCACTGTAATATTTAGATTTTAAGTCTTCTAGGTGCTTCCTTGCATTCTGTAGTTCTTCTTTCTGAGCAATCTTTTTCTTTTTGATTTCCCTTTCGTCATCCACATCCTCATCAAACGAAAAATTGTCTTCCATTAAAAAGTCAATTTCATCACTGTCTAAATGTGGCTTTGTATTTTGGTAGTATTCTTTTAGTAAATTATAATTATCTAATTTACTATAATCTGTATTTAGTTTAACATAGTCTTCTAAACTACCCCCTGTATCCGCCATAAAGTCAATAACTTTTTGGATGTTTTCAGGTAATTCTACCCCGGTATTTCTTGTATCTAGCAAAGCTTCTTTAACTTCCTCTTGTAGGTTTATTGCTGCTACTGGGGCTTTGTCCGTTAATGGTTCATCAATTATTTCTTCCAACACGGACTCTATATCCTGTGTTACAATCTGATCTGGCGCAATTACTTCTGGAACATCTGTATTAGCTACTACCGGAGTAATTTCTTTTTCCACTCTTAAAACAGGGTCCTTAGCAGGTTCAACTGCTTTTTTTGACGCTTGTCTAAGATCTACTTTTATTGTTCCATCAGCTCCTACTGATGTACCGTTATTCTCAACTGCAGGTTCCTGCACTTGTAATTCATTAATTTCTTCCATGATAAAATATTATATAAGTATTAGTACTATTATTACCTAGGTTCGAAAGAACCTAAGTCAAAACCACCTCCAACTATGTCATTGCCAGATGATTCAAAATTCTTTGGTGGTAAATTGTTTTGTTTTTGGTTTGTTAATTCACTTTGCTGAGTACCTTGCATTTTAAGTCTTTGATCTTTTCTATCTTGATCTTCTTTAATTTTTTGTTGCATTGACTCAACTTCCATGCCTTTTAACTTCATATTATATTGGAATTCTAATTCCATTAATTGTTTTTTAGCATCTACCTCAACAGCTATCCTCTGTTGCTCAATTTGACCTTTCAGTTGTTCTAATTGTGATTTTGTTTGGAACATTGCCTGATCTTTCTGTATTTCAGTTTGAGCAGCAGCTTGTTGCATTTGAATATTCGATTGTGACTGCGCTTGTATATTTGCTTGTTGCTCCGCTTGTATTCTTTCTTGTCTTTTCTTTTGTCTAACTTTTAACAGCTGGTTAGCAAGCTTTATATTTCGGACCTCACGAATATCGATGGCATCAGATAAATCTATTAATCCTCCAGAAAGAGCAACTTGAATATTATTTTCGAGCATGGCTTTTTCCTCGTCATCCGGGGTAAGCTCCAAGTTTATTGCAAAGTCATGTATATGCAAATCACTAAGTTCATCAAGCGTGGCTACATTAAATCCACCTATTTTTTGTATAAATGCCTCTTTAGCGGGGTGATATTCTAATATATCAGATATTCTTAATGATAAACATTCCGCTAGTTCTTGTGTTAAAAATAATCCTGCATCTAGTATATGTCTTGTGGCAGTGTTTGAATTAGCGGCTGCTAATTTCTGTACACCAACCAATGCCCTAGGGTCTGGAGAACTACCATCTCTGGCTTCATTAAGACCAGTCACATCCCTTATCATTTGTAGATAGTAGTTGTAAGTCTGTATTAATGTTTGTAGTTTTGCTCCACCATTACCAGTTGGCACTTCCTGTATTGGCACTTTACCTGGGTTCATGTCGCCATCCTGAGTAAATGATCTACCTATAATTGATCCAGTTTGGAAAAACATATTTAATGCTTCCTGTGGATTATAGTTTGTACCATTGCCTAAATCAACCTCGTTTATACCATCAACATCAAGGTATACCCCGTCTGGTATCATTTTTTGTAATACCTGTTGCATCTTTAAATGCGTAATCTGAACCATGTCTGCAAATCCCGTACATCTACCAATAAGTGATTCTATTCTACCTTGGTACATTCTAGGGGCTACAATACTATAGCTCATTTTAACTTTAGTTTCGTCACTCTTAGGACGCATCATGTTTTTAGCCAACTCCCACTTTAATAGTATATCAGTGCCAAGAACCATTACCCCGTCATACAATACTTCAATTGATCTTGACATTTTACCAAACTGAGCTTCGTAATCTTCAATAGGCGGATCAAATTGATCGTCTCTTAGTATTACTTTTGATGCCCCCGTTGCTGTTTCTTTAACTTTATACACCTCATTCATATAGGTTTTGAAGTTAAAATACAATATTTGCACCACATTAGAATCTCTGTTGTTATTATTTGTACTAACATTATTGTCTAGTACACCATAATTTTGAGATCCTTGTTGCTGTATCTTCTCCATCTGACCTTGATCTAGATTCGGAAATTGCTTTTTAAGCTCGTTTAACGGAACAAACTTAACCTCACCAACATAATATATGTCTTGAAAGTATGGGTCCTCCGTGTAAGAGTATACTAAATAAGCAGGGTCCACATATTCAACTGTTACGCCTTCAGACTCGGTAAAATTATTTTTAACTGCTCCAATTCCCAGAGTAGTCAAGTCATAATAGAATCTTTTTTTAGTTAGACTATATCTGTTACCATCTAATATTGTGTTGATGGCTATTTCTTCCGCTATCTCTATGCCTTGCTTGTAGCTAAGTTGCATGTGCAAGTCTAACTCTTCTTGTGAATCGGGTAACCTTTCTGGAGGGTTTTCAAATAAATTTATCCCAAAGTTTTCTTGTGCAAACTGGTTTAACTCTGCAGTCTGTAAGTCTCTAATAATAGACTCTAAATACTTTGTTCTCTTACTTACTCCGTATGGGTCTTGTGAATAGGCTTTCAAATCAAAAGATCTGTCTGCAATGCCATTTACAACGATGTCTACGAATTTAGAAAGTATCGGCACCGGTTTCCAATCAAGGTTTAAATAGGATAAATCACCGTTTATTGATAGTTCATCTTTATACTTCTGTATTGGTTGTTCACCTCTGGCATACAATCTTAGTCCATGGAAAGTGTTTTGGTTACTTCTATACCTAGTGGTTCCTGAGTTATTAGAAAACCACTCATTAGCGATAGCTCTACCAACCTGAAGTCCATAATTATCTGACATTTTTTCATTGTCACTAACTACTTGACTTGGAAAAAAACTATTTACTGCTCCTTTAGCCATATTATCTTTTTATTATTTCTGATGTTGATCCGCCTTGCGAATATCTTGCAATACTTAACTTTATTGATGTTTGTTGCGTTGGTGCATTTGGTCTATATAGTTCTTTGTTACAAGCCATTATAGCAAGTCCAGAACTAATAGCAGCATCAAATTTTGTTCTATTATTTATATCGAACTTAGCCCAGTCATTTAATGTATCTGTGAAGTACATCGTACCGTAGTCTCCGTCTTCTTTAAGTCCAACGTATCTATCTATATACATTTCTATAGCTGCTGCGTGTGCTTGTTTCATATCCTCACTTGAATTAGGTACTCCACCTATTTCTTTTTCGGTTACGGATAATTTATTCCACACTTTATCTGGTCTATTAATTGAGTAGCCTCTGTAGCCTCTTCTTTTGAAGTAATACAATAACCTTGGTTTGTTATTTTCTGCTAGTATTGGCATACCATAAAATACACACGCCATTAATACATCTTCAAAAAATATTTCCGCCGTAGGAGGTCTTGATACATACTCTAGAAAAAATGTACTGGGAGGAGCGTCTTCTAAGTTAAACTTAGTTAGGCCGTGTAATGCGCCTTTAGATCCTCTATTGTCTGTTGTCCCCGATATATCATAACTATCACACCCAAAAGCACCTACGTGTTCATTACCTGGATATTTTAATCCATTTTTAACTATTTGCTTATTTTGCATGGCCCCACTTGGAGTCCATGTTACCATAAATCTTCCTTGAGGGTTTGGTGAAAATATTACTTTTGTATCTTTTACCCCGTTTTGCCATTGAAAACTTCCTCTTGTTACAACATTTGATGCCTTTAAATCTTCGTTATAATCTATTTGTTCGTATATCTTTGCTAAATTAAATATACTGTTCTGTGTTTCATCTCTGAAAGCATGTTCCTCTGTTCTAGGAAACTGTCTGTAATATTCATTTAGTGCATCTTGATCTCCTCTTAAGCCGTCTGCTTCATTGATCCAGTGTTCTATAACACCCATATCTATGGAATCACCTTGAGGGCCTACAGTACCTGCTTTTGGAGTATTGAATACCGGTATTCCGTAAGAGTCAATAAATCCTTCGTAATTCCATTCCATCGGTATAAATAAAGAATATAGCCCAGATCTAGTCTGTCCATTTGCGTTCCTTCTTGTAACGTCAGAATTTGAGTATAAGTTTTTAAAATTATCCCCTCCTTTATCTAATGAATTAGAAGTTGACCCCATTAAGCACTTACCGATTACCCTGCTACCAAGTCTTAATGTTGTCTTAGTAACCCTCCAGTTGTTCAGTATATTATTTGGCCTTTCCCATTTGCCACTCTCATCATGTACTAAAAGTTTTAACTTTTCTCCATCATAAGCATTATCTCCCGTATTCTTCCAGTCAATAGTAGTATCTAACCCAGTTATTATTTCTGTTTGATTAGCTGCCCCTAACTTACGCCTTGTAAGTTTTGATGCTGGCACACGATAGGCAAGCTCTGTTTTTGGACGGTCCATACCATCCTGTATTGGTTTGAAAAAGAATGGATAGTTAACAGATATTGGTACGACTTTATCAGTAAACATCTTTTTAGCATCACCACCAGATTTTGATAATATACCGTATCTAGAATCACTTGATATTGTTGCTAAGTTTACAATTTCTCCGGATGCCATGAATGAAAATCCAGAACGTCTGTTCTTTAAGTAACACATGCCATAACACCTCTGATCAGCTTTGCAAGCCTCCCAGAATATATAAAACAATCTATTTGATTCCCTGAAATCCGGTTTACCAACGTCAATCTTTGACCATTGTAAATACATATAATGAGAACCTGTAATATAAGTCGGAGCTCCGTTGTTATTAAACCAATAGCCGTTATCCCTTCTATTAAACTGCTCATCTATATAAACTCCCCACTTGTCTTTAAACGAGTCAGGGTAGTCTCTCCAATCAAATATACTATTTATTGATTTGAACTCCTTAGGGTAGTCCTCAGGCGTCCATTTGTCAGTACTGTTACTTATTTTAGTTGTAGCCTTTGGTAAAGCTATCTTTAAATTTTGTATTTGGTATATTTCTCCAATTTCGCCCGTCTTACTTATAACAATAATATCGTATTCTTTGTTGTATCCATAAGTCCATTTTTTAGACTTATTTAATCTAGATATTGTTATATCCCGTATTGGGGTTATTACACTATATAATGATTGCTCGTACATTATTTAGATCTTTTTTCAGCAAAGCCTGTAAATTTCTTTTCGTCTTTATCTTCTTTTGGTCTGTCTTCCAATATCCTCTGTTCTTCCTCAATTCTAGTTAGGATTTCAAAGGCGTCAAATATAGCTAGTTTTTTTGTTGCGGCAGCATTCTTAAGTCTGTCAGCTGATATATCATCACCTGAGTCAACGATCTTTTCTTGAGCTACCTTTATTAACTCCTCAACTGCTTTATGTCCAGCTAGGATTATATTCTTCTTCGTCTCCTTGATATTCATATTTGATTGTAATTAGATTTGTGGGTACTCGGTATAACCTCTGCCCTTCTATTATGAATTCATATTCCATTCCTGGCCTGAACCCAACAAGTGTGCCATTCTCTATATTGTCATTGCCATATTTAACAATACCAATTAATGGTCTTTCTTTATCTAGTGAAAATATATTTTTTGATTTCAATGGCTTAACAAAACAATATCCATCCAAAGCAACCCACTTGTTATCTTTCTTATAAGCATATATTTGATCCGGTTGAACCAAGTATGTGTGCTCATTATAAAAGTTTTTACTGTCTTTTTCTTTTCCTCTTACATCCCTAAACCTTCTGAATACGTTATGATGCACTATTATTTCGTCTCCTTTCTGTATAGGAGATTTGCCCACCATAGGTGTACCATTAACTATGCCCACACGATTTGTGTATTGGTAGTTTTGTAATTCCGTGTTTAGTATAAGTTGTGTACCGTCTATTTCTATTTCTCCTGTTGTCCTGTTCCCTTTTGGGGTAACCAAATAATTAAATACACTGCGCATGATTAATAGGCTATATCGTATTCAACGGATATTGACATGTTCTTGTTAAAGTCTTTCCAGACCATAGTTAGATCTTCTTTGCTTATATAGATGGAATACTTATCTTCCTCCTCTATTATAGTAACTATAGTATGACCGCCATACACTTCTTGCCCTACGGCATAGTGCATGGCGTCATTCTTATAATCTTTACCAATACTTATTTTACGTATTATTTGCAACATCAGAAATCTCTCCGGTTACTAAGTCCACGCTAACTGAACCATATTCGCTTTCTAGCTTAGATTGTATTTCTTTTAATTCGGCACCTAATCCTGCTAATGCATGGAGTAGCTCGTGCTTATGAGCTTCTAATCCCCCAATTTGCATTTGTGCTTTGTTAATTGCTGTAACTTTTTCATTTAAGATTGCTAACTCCTCGCTTGCAATAACTCTTGTTGCGTCTTCAACAACCGCTTCTGTAACTTTTTTCATTTTGATTTAATTTAATTATTATTGTTTATAAGGAAACACTTTATTTAATGCTTCTTTCTTTTTTTGGCAGCCGCAATCTTTTTTAGTAATTTTTGATATTGTATCTACTACTGTTTTTATTCCGGTTACCGTTGTTATTTTTTCTATTGTATCACCTAATCCCTTTGATTTCATAATATTAACATTTCCAATTTCTTCTAGCTATATTATTAGGGCAATCCCCATTATTTAAAGTACTTCATTTTCATTGGAGACTTTTTATTAAAGAACCCGTTTGTTTTTTTAGTAACAGCAGAATCCTCTTCTTTACCAGGCAATTCAACTACATCTGGGGTAGTGCTTACCTCCGGTTTTTTAAACTCTTTAGTAGCAATACTACCTGCTTTCTTTATTGTGTCTTCCTTTTTATTTTTATCAAGGTTTTGACTAGCTTCATAATCAATTCCTTCTTTTTGTTCTTTTTTAGTTGAGTCTGATTCTTCTGTTAAACGCTGTTTGCTCAGTACATCTTTAGTTGAACCCACCGCTATATTCTGTTGACTCTGATTCTTAGAAGATTCTATTTCTGACTTGATAACTTCCGCTCTTTGCGTCCTTTTATTCTGTTTTATTTCTGCCTTTTTTTCTTTAAAGGCTTGCTTGCCTTCTGGGGTAGACTTATCTGCGCCTGCTCTTGCAGTTCTCATGTCATTTCTTTTTTCCTGCGCAGTAAGATTTTTTATATTCCTAACATTACTTCTTCTTTGATAGGCTGACTGGGCATCCCCCTTGTCTTTTACATAAATATCTCCTTCTGCTTCTCCGGAAACGTTGGAAGCGGGAGTGCTTTTTGTTGTAGTTGTTGATGTTGATGCATCTTTTGCTTTAGCTTCTGCCTTTGCTTTATTTGCTGCTGCTCTTGCTTTTGGGTTTCTTAGTCCATAACCTTCTAAATCCTTGCGGTGTATCTTTTGCTTCTCAAGAGCGTCCACATTGGATGTCCCAGGAACTGTTGATGTTGTGGTCAATATTTGACCCGCGTTGGTGCTTGCATTTGTTGATCTATATCTTGACCCACTAATCATACCGGAGTTTGAAGTAGTCTCATCCCCTCCCTCTAGCGGGTTTTTTTTCTGCTTAGCTGGAGCTGACATCATTTTATTAGGTGATGGAGCATTACTTGTCTGGTTATTGCCGGACACTCCAGCGGCCCCAACGTTAAGTATTGGCTCTGAGACTTTTTGGCCGAATAAACCTTTGCTTATTCTTGCTGTAATTGGAATATTATTTGACATATTTTTTTATTAAGTTGTTACTGTTGGGTTGTTTTGTTTAAATCAGCGGCTACAGGTTTTGGGTCTTTTTTGTTAAAAACTTTTCCAACCTCTGCCCCTACATCTATGAATTTTTTACCAACATCTGCGGCTCCCGCGACTAAAGCTGCATTCATCTTAGCCGGTGAACAACTTTGTGTTATAGGTGTACTCATAGCGGTTTCTGCTTCGGATAAAGAAACGTTCTGCCCTCCCTCTCCTTGTCTTGGTCCTGGAGCTGATAATTCTTGTGCCCCATTCCTGTTTTGTTTACTAGTGATGCTATTTAATATCCTAGCGCTGTTTCTAACTGTAAATGCCATAGTCTTTATTTTTTATATGCTTCTGCTTCCCATTCAAAATCTGGATGTCCTTCGTTCATTTCTGCCCTTCTGTATATTTTTGTTGGAGACTTAGTGTCTTTTTTCCATATAACAGAATCATCAGTGTATTGTAATCTACCTTGAGACATTTGATCTAAATGTATTTTCTCGTGTTTGACAGCTTCTTTAACTTTACTCTCAGGCAACTTGTCATTAATAAATATTGTGCCGTCTCTATTAGCCTCTGCTTCAATACCTTCCCCAAGGTCATCTTTTTTAAACACAGGTGTATTATTAGTTGACTCACTATGGGTACCAAATATACCGCTTTTAGGGGTCATCTTAAAGGCCATATTAGCGTTTTATTTTTTTAGCTACAGATTTCATTGCAGACTTTTTACCAAAGAATCCTTTTTCTTTTTTAGTAACAGCAGATTCTCCTTTTTTACTAGGTAATTCAACTACATCTGGGGTAGTACTTACAGACGGTTTTTTAAACTCTTTAGTAGCAACTACTCCACTTGATTTTATGGTTGAAACCGGCTCTATGTCTTTAGCTTTATGTCTAACTTTAGATCCCATCGCGGCATTGATTTGGTTTTGAGCAGCGGCATATTCACGACTGCCTTTTGCTGCAGAATTTCTTGCTTTAACAAGTTTATCCATAGTCCCTCCTTTATTAGCCGCTTCGTAGCTGTTTGCTTTTACAGCAGGTTTTTCCTCTACTTTAGGAGCTGGCTTAGTTGCAGAATTTCTTGTAACTGACTTAGTCGTTGCTTTTGCACCCGGAGCCGGTAACCCTTTAATACTTTTATATGTTTTTGGGTCTGATGCTTCCATTGATGCAACAACTCTTGCGGCCCTTTGCCTAGCTGTTCCTATTCTACCGCCTGATATATCAAATTTTTTATCTGTAGAGCGAAGCATAGCTTTAGCGTCGTTATAACTTTTTGTTGCCTTGTTGGTTTCTCTTCTTTTGTTAGCCTCTCTTGATTTTTTCCAAGTCTCTGTCGAACCCATCTTAGCAGGGGACTTTACGTACCCATACTCTTTTTTCATTTCCGCATTTGACTCGTTTTTCTCGTGTTTCGCTTTTGCGGATTTTGAAGCGTACTTTTCTCCAGTAGCTTTTTCTGTAACTTTCTTCTTGATTGCCATAATTATTGGTTTTACCTGTTTTTGTCTTTTATCATGTTATCGATAGCTTTGTTAAAAACTTTGTCAGTGTATGATTTGTTTTTAAAAAACTTACTCCTATGAGATGTTGGTAAATCTTCAACTCCTAGAAGTATATTATATATTCTTGTAATTAATCTTTTTGCTTTTGTCGATGTTTGATAAACACTATACTTCATTGTTGTATTGTTGCGTTGCCTCCATACATCAATCCAACCATCTTTGCGAAGTCGTTCCCATCTGGCTTTGTCCCAAGAGTACGTATACGCACCATCTATGAAATCATTACGTGTAAAATGTACTTTGCAATCTAAATATATAAGTAGTTCTAAATCAGCATCATTCAACTCGTGTGTTTTGCATGCCCATTTACGTACAATCCTATAATATTTGAACAGGTTTATATCTCTTAAGTCCGCTGGCGTTAGTCTCATTCAATAATAACTACATCGTTAATTGTTATAACAAAATATAGTTTATCCACCCATTCTATTCCGTGGCCTGCGTGTTTATCATATCTGATAATATCACCCGGCTTTAAAAAATCAATCTTGTCACCAACGCTAATGATTTCACCTTTTAGGTATCTAACATCATGGTTCTGACTTTGCGTTATTTCAAGTCCTCCAACTGTCTTAGGGGCCTCTTTAATTTTGTCTATAATAATAAAGTGGTTTACTGCTTGCATTATCCTCTCATATTTGAAATTATACAATCAGCTGATACTATGGTAGTTGCAACACTTATTGCGTTTTTCAGTGCTGATTTTGTAACCAATACTGGATCTATAATACCATTTTCAACCATATTTTTGTAGCATCCACAAGTGGCATCTACTCCAACTCCTATCCATTCTCTGTCTTCTAACTCAATATCCGAGTCTACAAACTCTTTCGGATTTAATATATCCTCATATCCTGCATTATCTAATATTGTATAATATGGAGATTGTATTGACTTAAGAAGTATATCGTAACCAGCTCCTTTGGGCTCTATTATTTGCGAAGCATTTAAAAGAGCTACTCCACCTCCAGGAACAATTCCTTCAATTAAGGCGGCTTTGGTTGCATGTAATGCATCTTCAACTCTATCTTTCTTTTCTTTTAATTCTAAAGCAGAATCGGCTCCTACATATAGGACACCAACTTTGCCAGTAAGCATTGATAATCTTTGCTCTAATTTCTTTTTAATATAACCGTTTGTTTCTTTTGCAATCTTAGTTTCAACATCTGCAATTCTTTCTGAGACGTCAGCATCAATATCTTTAACTTGTAGGATAGTGCTTTTAGAATCAGTAACAGACTTAAGTACTTCGCCTAACACATTTATGTCTATCAAATCTAGATCATCCCCAAGCTCTTCATTTATAACTGTAGCCCCGGTTAATAAAGCTAAGTCTTCAATAGTATCTTGTTTTGTTGGGCCAAATCCAGGCAAATCGACAACATTAACTTTAATGTTACCTTTTACTTTGTTTGTTAGTAACGTTGCATAAGGTTGTTGTTCAACAGTAGCAATTATTAATAAACTTCTTTTTGTTTTGACTATATGTTCTAATATACTTTGTATTCTTCTTATATTTGGAATAGGTGAACTTACAATCAACACCAACGGATTATCAAGAACCGCTGTGCCTTTATCTTTGTCTGTTAAAAAGTAAGGAGATTTAATGCCTGAGTCAAATTGTGTTCCTTCAACAAAATCAATATAAGTTTCATTTGTTGGAGAATCTTCCATTAAGACTACCCCATTCCTTCCAACTTTTTCGAAAGCTTCACCAATTTTTTCGCCAAGTTCCTTGTCGTTATTACAGCTGATGTAAGCAACTTGCCGTAGCATATCACCCTCAACTTCAATACTGACTTTATCAAGGTATTTAGTAATCTCTTCCGAGCACTCAAAAATTTGGTTCTTAATGTCCCTAATTTTTTCATCACCTTCGTATTCGTTTATGTTTTTAAGCAATGAGTAAGCTAAGACAGTAGCGGTAGTTGTACCGTCCCCTGCCTCTCTTACTGTATTACTAGCAGCTTCCTTTATTAAAGTAGCCCCTATATTTTCGACCGGGTCCATTAAGACTACGCTTTCTGCAACGGTTACACCGTCTTTTGTTATCACCGGTCTACCCATAGCGTCCTCGTATATTACGCATTTTCCAGATGCACCTAACGTGCTCTTAACTGCGTTTGCTAATTTTTCGACGCCACTCATTATTTTGTCCTTTGCTTCATCTCCAAAGCTCAGGTTCTTCACAATATTACTTGGTAAGTTAAATTCCATTATTATTTAATTTGATTTGATTTTATTTGTTTAATACCTATATTATTACGTATTATTTTATATTTTTAGAACCCGTGAATATTGTCACTAGCCTTTTTAAATACTATAACCAAGAATGCAATTATAACAATACCTATTATCCATAAGAATATGTTAGACACAATAGGTTCTTTTTTGTCTATTATTTTTGAACTACTAGCAACCGCTATTTCTTCACTCACTTTATTAGTAGCCGTGGAGTCAATACGCTTTGTTTCTGACTCTTTTTTAATATTTGTATACAAAATGTTAGACTTAGTTTTTTTAATGCTTAGAATCACGTTTTTATATAATACATTATTAACAGATATTGGCTTAGACGTGTCAATAGGTGTTAGTATTAATTCGTCTATTTCAACTTGTGTATTTATGTTGGTTGTGTCAATCTTTTTTATGCTGGTTTCTGCAACCAACTTTATAGTAGTTTCAGACACACTGTCTTTCTTAATTTTTATATTTGCAATATCTACTTTGCGAGCTCCGCAGGACACCAGCAACAATGCAATAACTACTATGTATAGTTTCATGATTGTATTGTTAACGTTATATTATCCGCTTTTTGCATTTTCTTAAAAAGTTTTTCAAAAGCTTTTCTAGATTGCCCTATAAAGTTTTTGTTTCTAGATTGCCCCACTAGTATACAACCTTCTGTATCATGGTTTGTATTACCACTATGTATACGTACACCTTCAAAATTAGGCACACCTATTAACAATGGTAGTAATCTTTTAAACCTATTCGATTGGTTGATTATTACTTTATATGTTCCTTTTGGAATTGCAGTTTCACCCTTTATTTTAATGGCTCTTTCTGTATCTTCCAAAGTAAAACACTCAAATATTCCGTCAACTAAAAGTTCCCCTATAGTTGACGTTTCTGTCTTGTAAAGTCTTTTAACCGTTAATAACATCTTTCTTCTTTATTTTACCTATTATCCAATCGTATATTTTCATACCGGTAAATATTATTGATATAACCAATAATAATATTTTTAGCGCTGCTTCCAAATTTGTAAGACTAATTATTAAAGTTAGTGTGTTTAATAGATACACTCTGGTTGATCCCTGGTCCATTATTTTATTGATTTAGCTTTCATTAATCTTTCAACTATATTTGTGGCCCCCTCAATAGATATGTATGCAGTTGCAATAATTACCCAATCACTAGACTCTAGAGTACTAGCAAATAAGCCAATAGAAGCAATAATAAATACCATTAGCTTGCGGCTAATCCATTTGCTTATTAATATATCAAGTTGTTCTTTACTCATTATTTTATAACATTTTGCAATTCGGCTACTTTAGCCTCGGATAGCGCCTCCAAAAACCACTCTTTAGCCAACATAATCTCTATATGCTGAATATTCCTATTTTTTGAATCTACGTCTTCCTCCGTTAGTATTTCTTTTGAATTTAATTCATTAATTAAGTTTACCGAATCATAAGCGGCGTTTATTGAGTTTTGAATTTCTTCTTGTGTTAATTCTTCCATTTTTTTTTGTTTTTTTGTTTTTTTGTTTTTATATAGCCGTTGCTGTAATAACGCCAATGTTACTAACAGTTATTTTATATGAAGTTCCATTTGGAGATTTTAATACTACTCCTGCTCCTGCGCCTCCAACATATAATGCGGTAGTGCTTGTGTTACCAATTCTAGCTGTATTAGATCCATCTCCAATAGCGGTGTGACCTATTACTATTTGATTACTATCAGCATTAGTCTTTGATTTTGTACCTGCCCCGATGAACACAGAGCTGTTGGGTGTTTCATTTGCTGTACCACCAAATACTATAGAACCCGC